AACCCACCAGCATTTCCAAATGCTCATTACCACAACGTATCTGGCATGACCTTGCGTGACTACTTTGCGGCAAAGGCTATGCAAGGATATATTTCAGCAAGGGGATGGCATCCTGACTTCACCTACCCAGCCGATTTCAATTTTGATGCTGGAAAGCGTGCCGCAAATGCAGTCTCTGTATCGGCATACAAATGGGCAGATGAAATGTTGAAAGCGAGGGAATCATGACACAAGATGAAATATTTAATCTGGCAAGACAGGCTGGAGGACAAGTAACAGCGTGGGTCAATCACAGCACGACTCAAAAGACTACGACATTCACATTTGAGTCGCCGATTGATTACTACGTCAGCGGTGAGTACCCCGAAAAATACCACATCAAATTCTTGGAAAGGTTTGCCGAGCTTTTAATTTCTAGAGGTGAAGCATGACACAAGATGAAATCATTAAGATGGCTTGGGATTCTGGGGCGTATACGCATAGATTAACTATGTGGGGTTTTAGTTTAGAAAACCTTGAACGCTTTACCAAACTGGTAGCCGCCAAAGCAATTGCAGAGTTGGAAAGCCAAGAGCCTGTCAAGTATGAGCATAAGGCATATACGATGCCAGTTTGCCCTAAATGCCGTTCATTCTTTTGTGACCATACTTGCAAAACCAACCTCAAGGAGAAGAACACATGATTGAAATCCACAACATCAATGGCAGACTTACGAAACGCAATGTTTGGTACACGACCGACGACTATGGAACGCTATGGCGGTTCGTTGTAACAGAGGGCGGTGTCCGCTTTTGGTGTGACGCAATACATGAAACATCGAGGATGAAGATTCTTGGATATACAGATTGGAGTAGACATGCTTGAAGCAATCAGAACATTCTTTGGTAAATTACGCAGGCGAGGCAGTGTGGTTGTCGAGCAAGGAACGCTTTGGCGATGCACCAAATGTCATTTAATTTTTTTAACCAAACTAACAGGAGAACAGCATGATTGTCAAAACAGTTACGGAAAATGAAGATGGGACAGCAACAATAATTTGCGAGTTCACGCAGGCAGAAATACGTGCGTGTGTTGAAGTTGGGTTTTTAAGGTTGCTTGAAGAGTATTTGAAAAAGAACGCACCATTCCATGAAGGAACTATCGATGCCAAGACCGCAGAGTGAGTTAACAAGAGACAGCAAACACATAGGTGCTCGACTAACTAAATCACATTTTGAAGAATGGAAACGCTTGGGCGGTGCCAAGTGGTTACGTCAAGAGCTATCAAACAAAATAAGGGAGAGAAGAGATGGACAAACACCTCAACGGAACACGGGCTGACGACTTGCAGATCAGCGGCAACCATTACAAAGAGATGGCAGTACAGCCTTGGGAACTCATGGAGTCAGTGCTGACACACGAGGAGTTCGTTGGCTACCTCAAGGGCAACGCCATCAAGTACGCACTGCGTGCTGGACGCAAGGATGGTAGTGATGACTTGGGCAAGTGCAGACACTACATGATGAAACTGGCGGAGGTACAAGATGGCGTTAACACCGGAAGCGAAAGTTAAAAAGAAGGTCAAGGAGATACTTGACCAGATGGGGGTGTATCACTTCTCACCTATGCAAAACGGCATGGGCAGGGCTGGCATACCTGACATCATCGGCTGCCTTGAGGGGCAGTTCCTTGGTATTGAATGCAAGGCAGGAAAGGGGACGACAACAGCTTTGCAAGAACGTGAGCTAACCAGAATACAAAACGCAGGGGGCTACGCCCTTGTCGTGAACGAAGAAAACATTAACCAACTGTGGGAGATTAAAGAATGGCTGACGAACAAACAATAGAAGCGCGGCTGGCGCTGATGGACGACGACGAGAAGCAACACTTCAAGATGGTGGTGCTGGCGCTAATCTCATGCTATGGCCCCGATGCAAACAAAGCTGTGCTGATGATTAAGATTGGAGAAGAACTGTCAGGACTTACAACGCTGAACTGTGATGAGATGGAGGCCTCAGATATGTTGATGGAAGTCAACAGTTTTTTCGGATTCTTAAACACTATGGACGCTCCCCCCAAGGAGGCATTTAATTGACTAAACCATTTGACCGCATCATCACCATTGATTTTGAAACTCGGTGGGACAGCAAAGACTACACACTATCAAAGATGACAACAGAGGAGTACATACGTGATAAAAGGTTCATATCTTTCGGCGCTTGTATCCATGAGTTCGGAAGCGCAGAGGACACTAGATGGGTTAGAGGAACGGACTTACCTGAATACTTTTCTGGAGTCGACTGGGGACGAACCGCAGTGCTTGCGCACAACGCACAGTTCGATGTATCCATTATGGAGTGGGTCTACGGAGCACGACCAGCCTTCATCTTCGACACACTATCAATGGCGAGAGCTTTGCGCGGTGTGGAAGTTGGAAACTCCTTGGCTAAACTCGCCAGCGACTTCTCTTTGCAGGAGAAGGGTCAGGCCGTTCACTCGACTAATGGACTCACTGAACTTTCCGAAGACCTTGAGCGGGAACTCGCTGCATACTGTGCGCATGATGTGTTTTTGTGTGAGGAGATATTCAAGCGATTGGGGGAGGGTTATCCAAAGTCAGAACTCAGACTGATCGACATGACGCTCAAGATGTACACACGACCACAGCTTGAGCTTGACCAACAGATGCTTATCAAAGCACTCACAGAAGAAGGAGAACTGCGTGAAGGACTACTACAAAGGCTTGGCATACAAGAGAGTGAGCTTGCGTCGAACCCTAAGTTTGCTGACATACTTCAAAGCCTCGGGGTTACTCCCCCGACTAAGGTCAGTAAAACTACCGGCAAAGAAACACTTGCACTGGCAAAGAATGATGCCCTTTTCCAAGCGTTACTTAATGGTGAACGTGAGGACGTTGCCCTCCTTTGTGAGGCACGCCTTAAAGTTAAATCCACGACCGAGCGCACACGCGCACAGCGATTCCTTGACATTAGTCAACGCGGCAAACTACCGGTTCCGCTATCGTATTACGGTGCTCTCTCGGGTCGCTGGACAGCGGCGAAAGGTTCAGCAATCAACATGCAAAACCTCAAGCGCGGAAGTTTCTTACGTAAAGCGATTATGGCTCCCGATGGCTACCAACTCGTCGTGGGCGATCTCTCGCAGATTGAGCCGCGAGTCCTTGCGTGGCTTGCAGACTATACAGATATGCTTGACATCTTCCGCGCTGGCGGTGACCCTTACGCCGCGTTCGGCGCTCAGATGTTCAACATACCGAACCTCACTAAAGATTCGCACCCTGATCTCAGGCAGTCGGCAAAGAGCGCGTTACTTGGGTGTGGCTATGGACTGGGTTGGGCTTCGTTTGCATCCCAACTTCTGACTGGCTTTTTGGGTGCGCCGCCAGTCCGCTACGACAAAGCCTTTGCCAAAACACTGGGAGTCGATCAAGCCTATGCCCAGAACTTCGTGGACTGGGATGACAACGTGACCAAGATGATGGACATACCGCACACCTGTACACGGCAGGAGCTGTTGATCCATTGCCTTGCCGCCAAGAAGATCATTGACATCTACCGCGCCACTGCCCACCCCGTTGCTACCTTCTGGGACATGTGCTCACAGCTTATCGAGGACAGTTTGTTTGGGGGTAGGGTATACCAGCATAAGTGTTTGACATTCAGCAAAGAGCGTATAGAATTGCCAAACGGGATGAGCTTGCTCTACCCCAATCTCAGACGCACGAAAGATGATAAAGGTAGGAGCCAGTGGGTATACGGGCCAAATGCTACCAAGCTGTATGCAGGGAAGGTTACCAATAACGTTACGCAGGCCGTAGCGCGTATTGTCATGACCGATGGAATGTTGAGGGTAACGAAGAAGTACCCCGTGGTTGGCACAGTGCACGATGAACAGATTGTGTTGGTGCCTGATGAGGAAGTCGCTGACGCTAAGACTTGGGTCTTGGAGCAGATGACACTGGAGCCGAAGTACATGCCGGGGATACCTCTGGCCGCTGACGGTGGTGCACACCGTAGATATGGAGAAGCAAAGCAATGACAGTAAAAATGAAACAACCAATACCCAGACGCATTCGCATTGGGCAGAAGCAGTATTCGATTGAAGTGGTCGAAGCTCTACTGGACAAACGCTTGGCTGGTGAGACCAACTACCACGAGCGGTTGATACAGGTGGGTATGCGCAACGGCAGAACAGGCCGCTTGTTCAACCCAACCTTTGTACATGACACGTTCTGGCATGAGCTTGTGCACGCCATCCTTGACGACATGGACGAAGACAAACTCAACCGCAACGAGAAGTTTGTTACCGCGTTTGCCGCACGGCTGGCGCAAGCAATACGCACAGCGAGGTTCTAATGAAACAAGTAACGTGGAGTCACAGTGCCCTGAAAGACTTTGAAGGATGCCCACGCAGGTATCACGAAGTCAAAGTTCTTAACAACTATGCTTTTCAGGAAACTGAGGCTACATATTACGGAAAAGAGTTTCACATTGCCGCTGAAGTTTATATACGGGATGGCGTACCGCTACCACCACAATTTTCTTACGCACAAGAAGTTCTGGATGCGTTGCTGGCCAAGCCGGGCAGGAAGCTGTGCGAGTACGAGATGGGTATTACGCCTGACCTCCAGCCGTGTAGCTTCAACGACAAGGGTAGATGGGTACGAGGCATCGCTGACTTACTAATCATTGATGACGAGAACTTGACCGCCACTGTCGTGGACTACAAGACGGGCAACAACAAGTACCCTGACCTTGACCAGCTAAAGCTGATGTCGATGATGGTGTTCAAACACTTCCCGCACATACGCCGAGTCAAGTCAGCATTGCTGTTCGTGGTCAAGAATGATATGGTTAAGCACAGCATGGCGCTCGACGATGCCGATGCTGAGTGGTGGAAGTATCGTGAGCGTGTAGCTAAATTAGAGCAGTGCCATAACACAGGTGTGTGGAACCCCAAGTCCTCCGCGTTGTGCCCGTGGTGTCCAGTTAAAACGTGTGAGTACAACCCGAAACATTAGGAGTGTGTCATGGCAAGAAACTATGCAAAAGAATACGAGAACTATCAAGGCAAGCCTGAGCAAATCAAGAAGACAGGCGAGCGCGTCAAAGCAAGGCGCATGATGGTCAAGGCAGGCAAGGCAACAAAGGGGGACGGCAAAGACGTGGATCACGTCAAGCCCATCCGTAGCGGAGGAACAACTACTATAAACAATCTTCGCATGCGCAGTCGCAGTTCAAACCGAAGCGACAACAAATAAAACAACGGAGAAGCAATGGAAATCCTTGAAGACAAGGCACTAGTATTCAGAACCAGAAATCCAGATAAGTACAGCATCATCCCAAAGCACAAAGTCATGGAACGCGATGACGGTGGGTTTGATGTTGCTGTCTATTGGGGACTCGATGAATGTAGGGTGCTACGCAACCTCGGGGTGAAGGACGTTCCCTCACCTATCACACGCAAATACAAATGGCCGGGCAGGTATAAGCCCATGCAACATCAGATTGAGACGGCAGCGTTTCTGACGATGCACCGCAAAGCGTTTGTGTTTTCCGAACCCGGCACTGGCAAAACACTTGCCGCACTGTGGGCGGCTGACTACTTGATGCAGATCAAGCATGTACGTAGAGTTTTAATTCTGTGCCCACTATCCATCATGCAGTCTGCATGGTTGGCTGACCTGAGTAACAGCATCATCCATCGCTCTGCCATCGTCGCGCACCACACCCAAGCTAGTCGGCGTATAGAAATGATTCAACAAGACTACGAGTTTGTTATCGCTAACTACGAAGGACTGAACTTGATAGCCGATGAGATCAACGCTGATGGTCGCTTTGATCTGGTGATTGTGGATGAGGCAAACGCATACAAGACAGTGACGACTAAACGTTGGAAGTCATTGAAGGCAATCATCAAACCCAACACACACGTATGGATGATGACTGGTACTCCAGCATCGCAGTCACCAGCAGATGCGTATGGCTTGGCCAAGATCGTGAACCCCGAAGGCGTACCAAACTTCTACACATCATGGCGCGACAAAGTGATGAACAAAATCACGCTGTACAAATGGGCACCAAAACATAACGCCGCCGAGTTGGTACACGAGGCACTGCAACCCGCAATCAGATTTACCAAAGCGCAATGCCTTGACTTGCCACCAGTACTGACCACAACACGCGAAGTACCACTGACACCACAGCAAGCCAAGTACTACAACCTACTGAAAGATCGCATGCTGGTGCAAGCCGCAGGCGAGACGATCAGCGCAGTCAATGCTGCCGCTGGTGTATCCAAGTTGTTGCAAATCAGTTGCGGCGCTGTCTACACAGATGACAAGGAGGTTATTGAGTTCGATGCCGCCCCACGCTTGGGTGTGCTGGAAGAGATACTGGATGAGACAGACCGCAAGGTCATCATCTTTGCGTTGTTCCGTTCAAGCATCGACAGCATCCAGACACATCTGACAAAGAAGCACATTCCCAACGAGTGCATACACGGTGGAGTCACACCAAATAAACGTGCCGACATCATCCACAGATTTCAGCACGACAAAGAACCAAGGGTGTTGGTAATGCAGCCACAAGCTACGGCACACGGGATTACCCTGACTGCCGCTGACACCGTGGTATTTTTTGGGCCATTGATGAGCGTGGAGCAGTACATCCAGTGCATTGCACGGGCTGACCGCAAGGGACAGAACTCAGACAAAGTTACTGTTATCCACATCCAAGGCTCACCGATTGAAAAGAAAATGTTCAAAGCATTGGAGGCTAAGGTAAGTGATAACTCACTTCTTACCCAGATGTTTGAGATAGAAATAAATTCTTGAAAGGAGTTGCAAACTTAAATTTATTGTGTACACTGTCCAACCTTAGACAAACAAAACAGGAGAAGTAAATGGACGAACAACAAGTCCCGTTCGATAAATTGGTGAAGGTCTATCGCAAAATCAAAGCGGAGATCGACACACTGACACAAGAGTACGACACCAAGGTGGAGTTACTTAAAGCGCAACAAGATGAAATCAAGTTCGCTATCAAAGACCAGATGAAGGCACTTGGTGTCTCATCTGTCAAAAGTCCTTTTGGGACTGTATCCATGCGTACCTCGACTACGTACACAACAAACGACTGGTCATCGTTCAAGGACTTTGTTCTTGAGCATGGCGCTGTTGACTTGCTGTTCAAACGTATTGCGCAGGCAAACATGGCACAGTTTCTAGAAGAAAACCCGGGGGTTGTACCTCCGGGGCTGAACTCGACAACGGAATACACCGTAGTCGTATCCAAACCAACCAAGTGAGTTTTATATGTCAAACATAACGCTTTTTTCCCCCGCAAACGTACCTGCATTCGCTCGTAACAACGAACTGTCCGACACAGCCAAAGCCCTCACAGGCGGCAGTGTTTCCAACACCAAGCGCATCTCTATCAAAGGCGGCGTGTTCCGTTTGGTAGCTGGTGGCAAGGAAGTCGCCGCGATTGATGATCGCCATCTGGAAGTCATCATCGTCAAAGCTGCCCCCAAGGTCAGCCGTATCTTCTACACTGCATCCTACGATGCCGACAACATCACTGGCCCTGACTGCTGGAGCAATGACGGTGAGCGTCCTGACGTTTCTGCTCAGAACAAGCAAGCTGAAACCTGCATGAGTTGCCCGAAGAACATCGCGGGTTCTGGTCAGAACAACAGCCGTGCTTGCCGCTACCAACAACGTCTTGCTGTGGTGCTGGCCAACAACCCATCAGGGGATGTGATGCAGTTAACTTTGCCTGCCACTTCGGTGTTCGGTAAAGAAGAAGGTGACAAGCGTCCATTACAAGCCTATGCACGCTACTTGGCGGTGCAGAACCCTCCGGTCAATCCTGAGCAGATCGTCACCGAGATGCGCTTCGATACTAAGGCCGAGTCCCCCAAGCTGCATTTCAAACCTGTACGCTGGTTGACTGACGACGAGTACGAGATCATCAAAGAGCAAGCTGAGAGTGCTGACGCACAACGTGCCGTGGTCATGACTGTGGCTCAGAGCGATGGTGTCAAGCCCAACGCTCCGAAGATGGTAATGTTTTCTAAGCCTTCAGAAGAAGACGAAGTACCGGCCAAGCCTGCCGCAAAGAAAGCCAAGGCCGAGCCTGTTGCCGATGACGGCTCCGAACCTGAACTTCGCAAGGAAGCTGCCAAGGGTTCTGCCGTGCCTGCCAAGAAAGGCAAGCTGGCTGATCTGGTGTCCGATTGGGATGATGAATAACTAGGAGTTTCGCTAGGCCGCAGTCGGCGGTTGCATTGTGTTGGGCGGGAGTAGTCCCTCTCGTTATACAAATACACACACCCCAACGACTGCGTTTCCCGATTTGCGTGTCCTAGCGCTCAAACAACATGGCCATCATCTTTCCTTCCAACACCAAAGGCATGACCGCTGGCGCTATGCGTCAGATCAAGCAACAAGGATATACAACTGCTGCGGGTGGTTGGCATTCCTTAAACCGCGTGTACAACATGGCGATAGACGCTACCTTGTATTTGAAAGAAACCGAACCTCTGGGGAAATACATGTCCGTATTAGAAAAAACAAAAGACGATGCAGAAGCCATGACGGAGGCGCTTATAAAGAGCACCAACGCTATGGTTGACCAAGCAAAAGAAGCGCACAAGCAAATGCAAGACATCAACGGCAAGTTGCGTGATGGCGCTGAAAAACTCGGGCTTGCCATTGAGAAATTCAATAGGGTGGCAGGCAATACAAACTTTGCTGAGACCGCCAAGCAAGCAGAGTCTCTTGTCTCTAGTCTGGAGCGCCTTGCCGCACTAGAGGCCAGTGGGATGTTAGACAAGGTGATGAAAGCAATGGCAAAGTAATATGGCCTACTCACAAAAAACAATTGACGCAATCATGCGTGCCCAAAAGACTAAAGGCAATCAGCTTGGGCGCTGGGCAGTGCATCTCAACTTTTCAGTTGTGCGTATTGCCAAAGCACTGGGCGTGTCACGCCAGACTGTTTACAACTGGTTTGAAGGTGGTGAAATTTTTGTTGCCTACGAACATCGAGTTGAAACAATGCTTACTTTTTTAAAGAATTCCAAAACAGCAGATGAAGCATGGAGAAAAATATGTCAGCACTACAACCTCGCACTTTAAGTAACTCAGAGTTTATTAAGTACTTTGCAATGTATATGAATGACACACCAATGGGCGCACCATTGACGTGGCAGATGGAGTTGTTACGCCGCTTTGCAGCAGTCGCAACAGAACACGCATATCCTATACACGACGACACACAGCTCGACCTGTTCAAATAAACCCGAAGGACTCTCATGACCCCGCTTGAATTTCTAGCGGTTGTTTTGCCGTCCCCGGATAACGGGTTGTACTGTGCGGCAGAGCTAACTACAAAAAAGAAGGAGCACAATTTTGTTGAACATCTGGAGGAACTCCCTGCCACCATAACCAAATGGGGTGACAACAAAGACATCTACTTTGCGCTGTCTACATTCCAAAACAAAGGCAAGCGCACAGCAGAGAACGCAAGGTTCATTCGGTCGCTGTTCATTGACATGGATGGCTACGACACCAAAAAGGCAGCGGCCATGTCGCTCAATGAGTTCATGGTCAAGACTGGTCTGGACTTACTTGGTACACCATACATCGTGGACTCAGGCGGTGGTTTGCACTGTTACTGGCCGTTTACGAATGTCATAGCCGTTGAAGAATGGAAGCCTGTTGCTGAGAACTTAAAGCGCCTGTGCAAACAAGAAGGCTTGAGCATCGACATGACGGTGACCGCCGACTCTGCCCGAGTACTGCGTTTCCCCGGCACGTACAACAACAAGGCCAAGTACGCTAAGCCGCGCCCAGTGCGCATACTAGCCGAAGGCGATACGTTTGATTTTGAAGACTTGGCCAACCACATTGAAAGCCAACTCAGATCATTACCCGCATTACCACGTCATCAACCCACGCTGGCTCTGCCCGGCCAACGCCCTGACGCAACGCATACGCCCACCACAGTTAAGTTGTTTGAGAACAGCATCACGCTATTCAAGAATATTTACAAGAAGACAAAGAACGGCGGGGGCTGTGAACAGCTTCGGCACTACGTTGAGAACGCAACCGAAGATGGTATGGAACCGCAGTGGCGTGGTTGGTTGAGCATTGCCCAGAAGTGCAACGATGGCGAGAAGGCGGCGATCTGGTTGTCTGACCTGCACCCATACCCACATGATCGTATGAACCAGAAGCTGGCTGAGATCAAAGGGCCATACCCGTGCATTAAGTTTGACTCAGAGAATCCGGGCGTTTGTGACGGGTGTCAGTATCGCGGCAAGATTACAAACCCGCTGGCACTTGGACGTGAGACCGCCGTGGTCACCACCGAAACTACGCTGGAGTTACCAGCAAGGGAAGGTGAAGTAACAAAAAAAGTAGTCCGCCCTGAACCACCCAAGGGTTATGCGTACGGTGTTCGGGGCGGCGTATTTATGGAGAAGGAAGATACAGACGCTAACGGTCAAGTAACCAAGCGGCAGATCATGCTGTTGCCTTATGACGTGTTCCCTGTGGACATCTTGAGTCATAATGGTGAACATCTTGTGCATATGCTCGCGGTGCGTGACTACAAAGTACAAGCGGTGTCGTTCCCGCAGAAAGCCATTGTCAGCAAGGACGAGACAGTTAAGGCGCTGGCACAACAAAACGTCATGGCCGCATTCGGCTCTGGCAACGACAAAAACTTATATGACTATGTGAGGGCATGTGTGGAAAAAATGAGCAGCGAAAAGAAACCAATCGAAGTACCAGACCACTGCGGCTGGCAACCAAACGACACCTTTGTGTGGGGCGGCAAGATTTACTCTCCGAATAAAGAGTCCATCGAAGTGCCGATGCCCGGGCTTGAGAACATCACAATGAACTCCAAGCCTGCCGGAACACTGGAGAACTGGCGCAGGTTCATCGACCTGCTGGTGCGCAGGAAACTGTGGGATCACTTAGCCATCATCCTTGTGGGCGCCGGCTCACCGCTGATGCGTTTCACAAAGCTACACGGCCTGACTGTTCACTGTGCCTCGACCGACTCAGGTACTGGCAAGTCACTGGCGCTGGAAGGTGCGGCATCTATATGGGGCCACCCTACCCACTACCGTACAGGCGCAGGCACTTCTCCTGTTGCGATGCAACAAAGGCTTGGTCTCTTGCACAGCAACCCACTTATCACGGACGAGATCACCAGCAAGAACCGAGATGAGTTTGAGTGGTTCCCTGCGTTCTTGCTTAGTATGACCGAGGGGCGCGGCAAAGAGCGCATGGAGTCTGGAGCCAACAAAGAACGCTTGAACCTGTCTACATGGGCAGCGATGGCGATCATGTCATCAAACACCCACGCCGTGGACTACCTGACAGGCACACGCAAGCACGCTTCTGAGGGAGAGCTTCGCCGCTTGATCGAGTACATCATGGACGAGAAGCTGGAGTGGAGTGCAGACGAGATCGAGATTATCAAGTCTTTAAGTAGCAACTATGCCGTGGCTGGTGTTGTCCTAGCGCAGTACATGGTTGACAACATTGAGATGGTTGATACGCTAGTGCTTCAGACTGTGCGCCAGATGTACACCGAGTACAAGGCTCCTAACGATGAGCGATTCTGGATGGCAGGTGTTGGCTGTGCCATAGCCGCCGGCATATTGATGAACAGCGAACACGCAGGCATTGCCGAGTTCCCTTTGGTGGAGATCATCGAGAGTTTCCGCAAGCGTATCAACCACCAACGCGGTAGTATCAAGGGCAGTTACCGCACAGCAGAGGACGTGCTCAACGCGTTTGTGCAGGAGTACCAAGGCAAGTTTGTGGTTGTGCGCTACGGCGAGAAGGCTGGCCCACTGGCGCATTTGGGGGATGGCTCGATGGTAGACAAGAACACCACACGCGCAGAAGTTATGGGGCGGGTCGAGCACGGCGTAACCGCAGGGCATGTGGACTTTTTCATTGAAGAGCGTATGCTCAAGTCATTCTGTTCCAACATGAGCTTTGGTTATGCCAACTTCAAGCGGTATCTTGAAGCGCAGTTTACGGTGTCGTATGTAGCTAAGAAAGATATGATGGCTAAGACCAGCGCACCACCCATGCGTGTGTCCGCCATGAAGATCAGCCGCGCTGTGACGGAAGTCGATGAAACGCTTATCAATCAAATATCCTTGGCAAAAGACTGAGCCGGGGCAGGGGTTCTTTATTCCCTGCCTCGACACCGCTGCCGTCCGCACCGAAGGCTTAAACCAAGCGCTCAAGCATAGGATATTTAACACCAAAGCCACCCCTTGTATTCGGGGCGGTCTTATTGGCGTTCTATTTCATCGAGGGCCTGCTCGTTGATTCGTGCATAGTCAATCTTTTGTTGCCGTATTGCTTTAAGCAGTTCGCTCTTTTCATCAGGCGGCATATCAGCGGCACGGACAGCAACTTCCATCTTTGTCGCTTTGCGCATTTCGTTCTGAAACTTGGTGGCCGTTTCAGCCAACGCAATTTCAGTCGTAAACTTGTTGAGCGTTTCTTCGGCCTTGTCGTAGTACCCGCGATCAATGTAGTCTTTATAAGTTGCTTTGGCGGCTTCAAACTGGTTCATGCGTTGGTACACACGATCAATGATTGCGCCAGCATCTTCGGGCTGGAACAGCATGCCATAGACCTTTGACTCGGATGGGCGCAAAGTAGCACGTTCCGGGCCTTTGTCGTCCACTGCACCAGTGCCTGTCAGGATGGCTTGACCAAGCGCCAGCGGCAGGGCTGTCGTATAGCTGCGAATCAAGTTTTCAACCAAGATGGGAGACAAACCAAACTGCCCGAACAGTTTGGCAATATCTGTGGTGTCTTGACGGAACTGGGCTTCAGGTTTAAGTTTTTTCTCATGCTCAGACAATAGGTCGCGGCCTGTGTAGAACGACTTACCCAAGGAAAACTCAACCAACGGCTTTACCGCTTGGGGTATCGGCATTGGCAACGCAACCTTGTACTTGTTGTCGTACATAAATGTTGGCATGTTTGAACCGCCCGGGATCAGGCTCAACAAGATTGTGTTGAACGCCTTGACTGCTTCTTCGCCGCCGTGCTCGTCCACCATAGAGTTGTAGAGAGCTTCGGGCAACGCTTTGAACAAGTAACCAATCTCAAACGGGATTGACAGGCGCAGGGGTTCTTCCATGCCGGGGATGCGAATAAACCAATTGCCGTATTTTTGATCTGGCGTAGCGTTCTTGTACGCTTTATCGTCTTGCATCAAGGCGGCATACATCATGGATGATGCAGCCAACATAGCGCCACGGATAAACAATTTCTGCTGAATCTTCAGCTTCTCGTTGTGCGGCATCTTGCCTGTAATAGACTTGTACAGCACGTTCAGGGATTGCACTTGCGCGTTAAAGAACGGAATCATGCTGTTGAGCCAGTGCACGCTTGGGGATGCGCCGCGCTTGTTAAAGTTCATTGACTCCAACGCCATCAGCGTGGCTTCCATTTCGGACATGCCTTGCTTGATGTAGCTGTTGTACTGAGAACGGCGGGTAGCGGCATCCGCCTCCATGTTCATAGCTTCCAAAGCGCCAATGGCTCCCTGCCAGCTAACGGTTTTGTTAGCCAGCATACGGTTGAGCACGTTTGTAATTTCTTCTGTGCCGCCAGTAAACATTTGACCGCCAGTAATACCACGGCGCTCCAACGTGTCTTTTGTCTTGCCAGAGCCAATACGAATTTCTTTTAAGGCGCTCATCACTGGAATGGTATTAGCACCAGATGCAATAGATGCCGCAAATGAGTCACGGAATATCTGCTTGGCCATATACACCGGAGACAACGTAACTGCCTTGCGCAACACGGTGGCAGGGAAAGCCATCATTTTCATAATGCCAGACAACTGCGTGGGGATACCTTCCATGCCCTTGACCAAAATATCAGGGTCAAGTCCAACTTTGTCTGTCAACAACACAGCGTGCAAATCTGCAAGCTGGCCGTCTTTGTTCATGTCGGTAAACTGAATAACGTTTGTACCGGTGCCACGCCCTTTGCCAATCTTAGCCAAGCCAAGCTCAACCATTTCATACACAGCGTTCTTGGTAGCCAAGTTGCGCATACCCATGTCAGCCAGCATGCCGGTGTTCTGAACGCTAGAAGTCAAAAAGTCAAGGATAGCTTCGTCGCCACCAACCAGCTTGTCAAGGTGCGGTTGGTTAGCCACGTCGCCAATACGGATAGGTGTTTCGCTACCAATCACCAATTCAACAACACCCCCCCGCTGACGATACCAAGGAATGTAGTCGTCTTGCGCCAGCAAGTTGGCGTGTGTTTTTGCATCAATAGACTTGGTGCTCAACAAAAAATCAATCATGCCACGGTTGTACGCGTTGTACTCTTTGCGTGCGGATTCAAAAATTTTAAAAACCTTTGGGTTGTTTTCAACTTGTGCTCGTGCACGATCAAGCCCTGTCTTAGTTAATTCTTTGCCAAAGTGCAGCGTGTCAAAGCCTTTGTTGTCTGCGCGAATAGCAGACATGTACATCGTAAACAAACGGTTTACAGCCACGCTATTACCAACAACACCTTCAGCTTGTTTCAAAATGTTAACCACGCCACGGATACTAGCTCCGTCATTGGCTTCAATCAAACGCTCAATCTGACCATCTTTGCGGGTCTTCTCCACAATTTTTAAAGCACCGCGCTGAACCGCTTGAGACACAAAGTTCTGGCGTTGATCGTACATGCGGAAGTAGTACATCATCTGTCTACCCTTGAGAGAGTCCATTGCTTGCGCCAATCGCTCCCAGCCGCCAAACCGATCTACAAACTGGGTTTCAAACCCAAGGCCAGTAAAGTTGGCTTTGACACCATCCCACCAAGTTTTGTTTTTAGCCGTCAGTCGATCACTGTAGCGCCCAGCATCGGCAAAGTCAGCGGCGTACTCAGCCCTAAGTGACAGCAACCCGGTTGGGGACATGTACGTACCAGCGTACTCCTGCTGCATTTTGCGAGAAGCTTGGAACAGTGTGTGGTACAGCTCAGACGTGTTGACGTTGGCGGTGTTAACCAGCCCCATGCCTTTAAGTATCTTGCGGATTGCGCCCAGCACAATTTGCAAATATCGGCCAGCTTTTTGTACAAGCGACTCGTTTACTACGCGCTCTTGCAAGTGCGCAATCATTTCACGAACAGCTTGAATTTCACCAAGGCGGCGCAGCTCAGTTGCTTTTTCTGGGTTGCCTTCTTTCTCTTGTTCCACAGCAAGGTTTTCGTAGCCACGGGCAACCTGAACTACATCTGCTTCAACGCCCAGTGCTTGTGCCATACCAAAAATGCCGCCGTCTGCTGTACGGATATTGCGGGTAAGTTCGGCCATACCTTTGGGGCCAAGTACCATATCCACACCGTAGTGACCAATGGCTTCGTGTATCAGCGTCTCTTCCAAATCAGCCAGTGAAGTGTGCATGTTGCCAATAATGACAATAGTTCCGTCAGGCAGAACGCCACCCTTAACCGCCGCTTTTTCAACATCAACTTTGTTTTTAAGCAAAGCTTTCAAGAACTTAGCTGGCGCTTCCAGCATAGTAGGCGCATAAACAAACTTAACGTCTTTTGGCAAACCACGGGCGTATTCCATCGCCGCTTTTTGCGCCGCTACTGGATCAACAGGATTTGCAGGAGGGTTACCTTCAATACGGAATACGGTGTCGCCAATATCAGGATCGTCTTCCACTTCCATAAATCTGTTCATGTACCCGCGTGTAACTTCTTTCAATGCGTTGTCGTAGGCAACTGAACCCTTGGGGTGCATGGTGACAAGCCGGTCGTGCTTTGCCAATTTCTTAGCATTAGAAATAGCCTTGAATTCATCCGATGTAGCTGAACGCAGTTGTTGATTGCGCTTACTAAGCGGTTTAATATCTGCACCCTTGGCTTCTTGCACAGCCAGTGTGCGTGAAGTAGCCGCCAAATCTTTGACGTTCTCAGCTTTAGTAACACGTTCTGCGCGAATACGTTCTTCAGGAACAATACCAATCATTGCATCTGCGGTCTTCTTGGCAACAATATAACCGTCACGCAACTTGTTAATTTTTTCTTCGTTGGCCTTTTCCATTGGGCCAAGTTTTTCCTCAAGCGCGGTAACCCTGTCTTGCAAAGGTTTGGTGGCGTTTTCAAGTGCTGCCAGTTTGGCATCATGCACAGCACGTTTGTAAGGCGCGTACCCACTTTCCCACAAACTCTTGAGTTCGTTGATTTTTAAGTTTTCTTTTCCTAACGCTTCTTTAGCTTCACGTACAGCCTTGCGTATGTTGCTCAAGTCAGTTTGGCCAACCAACTTCATGTTGCGATCAATTTCTTTACGCAGGCGTTCTTGCTCTGCGCGTTGAGCAAAATACTTTTTCTGGTCTGGCTTGGTCATGGTGCCAAGCGCGTCTTGTTCTTTTTCAATCAGCAAGTCAAACGTTGTGATTGGTTCACCAGTCAATTCTTTAACCGTGACTTTACGTGCGCCAGCTAAATCTTCCATGCGTTTTTCAGCACGTTCTAAATTAACTTTGGCAATTCCAATTTGTTCATCAGTGCCCAAAGACACAACACCAGCCTTACTAACTTTTCGGCCTTCTGCTTTAGCCAACGCGTTGCGTGCCTTTTTCAAGTTGTCGTACGCTTTTTTGTATGTCTGGTTCTTTGCTGCTTTTTCCGTGTCGGTAGCATCAGGGTCTTTAGCAGGATCGTAATTAAACACTGGCCCTTGCCCGGTATACGCCACAGTCCAGCCGGGATTGGTTGTCTGCACTTCAAATGAAGGGCCACCTTCCCAAGCGTTTGTTTTCCATTGCAGACTTGCAGCGGCCTTACCTTCTTTGCTAAGCGCCTTGATCTGCGTTACTTTGGTGCCGGGTAAATTCAAACCTTCGCCAATACGCTGCTCAAAGTCTTTTGTTTTCTGCGCGGCAGCATCTTTGGCATCTTGCAAAACTTGTTGTGCAGCCATCAAGTCTGCACGGCGCTTAGCCAGCGCATTAAATTCGTTTGTCTGCGAACCAGTTAATTTATTTTCAAGACTCTTTAAATCTTCCCAAGTCTTCTTAATTTCTTTGTCCGCCATCAAGAACATGCCAAGCTGTTCTTTTTCAGCATTTACCAAAGCCGCTTTGCGGTTTTCAATGTTTTTAATGTGCGCTTCAATCTTTTCTTGGGTTTCTACAACATCCAAGTAGTAGTTGTGCCAAGCCGTAGCGTTTGTTGGTGCAGGTGCGGCTTCCAAATCCGCCAACGTTTGATTGAACTCTGCTAACCAGTCGTTATACTGTTTAAGTTCTTTGTCTTGCGTGTCAATAGATTTGCGCCATTTGTCCAAGTTTGCTTGTGCACGGCCAAGGGCAGTAGACAATGGGTCTGTGGGAGACACATACAACTGGGAAGCCAAATTGTCGCGCATTACGCGCAACCGACCCGCAAACGTCTGCATGCTTTTTTTAGTTTGCAAACCGGTCAGTTTATTTTTAGCGTCTGCAATTTCTTCGGCTGATGCGCCAGAGTCTTTTAAGTCATACCAAACTTTGTTTGCGTCTTTAATTTGTTTTTCAAGCGTGGCGGCAGGGGCCTCCGCTACTACAGCACCGGGTTCAGGTGCAACAGCTTCTGGATAAATAACACCATTACGACGTGCGCGGCTGTCCGCTTCTTCCATATTTTTACGAGCAGTTTCAACGGCTTCTTCAGCAGCTGCCAACGCTTCAGCATCGGCTTCTTTAAAAGCTTCAGCAGTCTCAGGGAACTCGGCCATTTTGGCACGCATGTCACGCCATGCTTTGCGCTTGGCTTCTACTTTTTTAATTTTTTCTTTAAGTTGTGCAACTTCTATTTTGTACGGTGAGTCTTCTGGCAGCTTTGCAAAGTTAGCAGATTTTTCTAATTTATATGCAGCATTTTCGTAATGAAAACGCAAAGCGTCATAGTACGCTTCCATGTTGGCTTTGGCTGGAGCCATTTTGCGCAACTTAGCATACGCCTCTTGTGCGGCAACGTAATCAGTGCGTGCGCCTTGCAGTTCTTCAACTGTTATGGGGGTAGGTGTTTGTACATCACGCAGTTGTTTACGCAGCTTAGAAATCTTGCCAGACTTGGCTGAACCCAAGTACTGTTCGGGCGTGTCAAAGATAACGCCCATTTCTGGCGCTTGCTCAAACATGTCTCTTGTTTCAAAGTCAACGCCGCCCGGCACGCCGTACATACCCAGCTCTTTAAGCCGAGCATTGTTCTTGGTGTACTCAGACTCAAGTTGGTTGAGCTGCTTATTTAACTCACCCATGCGGCGAGTTTGGCTGGCATCCAGTGCACGCTTGACCGGAGGACGTTCTCCGACTTTGACTTCTTTGGCTGGTTCTGGACGAATGCCTGTAGCAATTTCTTCCAGCTCGGCTTTTGCATCGTTAATTGCGCGTGCCAGCTTTTGATTTGCTTTTTCCAAGTCTTGGCCTTCTTCAGCCTTGGCTTGTTGGGTATCAACAGCGGGTTTTTCAACTTTGCCTTCTTGTTCTTCCATCAGCTTGTTGTAGCTGGTGGTTAAAGCCTGCACGCGGTTTTCCAATTCGCCCTTGCGTTTGGCCGTGCCGTGTTTACCTTTGATAGCCTCCATTTCTTTTTTGGCTTCGGAAATGCGGCGTAGTAATTCTTGGGCGTAATTGATGGGGTGCTGTTCAACGCGTTTAACTTCTTGGCCTTCGCGCTTAAATTTAATTTTGCCTTCTGGCGTAGTCTTAACGCTTTCTTTGGGAGACAAACCATCAATGATTTTGTTCAGTTCCTCAAAGATTACTTCTTCAGCACGAGCTGGCGCAGCAAATGGGCGCTCTCTTAATGTGCGCACATCTCGATCAAAAGTTGTGTATTCAACGTGCTTTTGTTTGACTTCTTGCAAAGTCTTGACCAGCGCATCGGTAACGCCTGAATCTTGTTTGGCCAAATCTAACAAAGGTTTTTGAACTTCTTTGAATTTGAGCATGGCCGCTTCGCGTGCATCGTATTGGCGGCGTTGTTCTTCAGTGCCGTTGGGGTTACCTTCGGGCATGGCTTTGTAAGCTTTCTCATACGGGTCAACAAACTTTTTAAGGCGCTCCATGCGAGAACGCAAATCAACTAAACGGTTTGTCAGTTGATCTATACGTTTGCTGTATTTTTTAAACGCGGCAGCATTCTTACCTTTAACTTCTTGCCAAAAACCTCGCCATTTCAAGGCACCATCTTCATAGTGTTCTTTTTCAAGCGTTTGTGTTATGCCAACATTTGGTTTGACTATGCGCCCAGTAACTTTTTCGGTCTCTGTGGTTTTGCCAGCCATACTACGAGTAATTAACTCGTTGATAAGTTTTTGTAATTCTGTGCGAGCTTGTTCAACTTGATCTTTGCTAAGCGGTGTAACACCTTGAGCAGCGCGGCGATGCCCGGCAGTTTTGAGTGCCGCTTCAATATATTTTTGGCCAAGGTCTTCAGCGCTTTTTCTATCAACGGGGTGCGGCTCCACGCCCTCTTGATTTACTTGGCGATTGATGTCTTCCAACCGTGTGAGCAAATTGTTGTAGTACGTTTTTTGCAGGGCTTCTTGTTGTTTAGCAGCCACCATGTGGTTGCTGGCTGTTAAGTCAGCTTCTGCTTCCGGTATTTTGGCTTGAACAATATCAGCGCGTTGCTGTGTACCTGTCTCGCGTATGTGTTGTAACAAACGATTAACTTCTTCAGCTTGAACATCGCGGCGAAGTTGTTCCAACGTTTCGGGACGTAGCTTGCCATTAACGTCGTACAAAGAGTCTTCTGTTGGGTGCGCAGCAGCAAACGCATCACGTTCTGCTTTGTGCTTTTCCATCTTTTGGCGAAGAATAGTTTCCGCTGCCTTGGCTTGGTTTGTATTTGTTAAATCAAGGTTAGCGTTACCAAGCCCGGTTAAACCCAATGTTTTACGAACACCCGCATTAACAACACCACTATCAATTGCTTCAGTAACGTCTTTGTTAATTTGTTTGCGCAATGAATCTAAGTACTGTTCTGGATACAGCGTCATGCTCTTGGCAATGTCACGTTCATCTAAACTACGTTGATACTCTTCTTCTTGCTGCACCATCAGTTCGTCTGCTGATGGTTTTGTCTTTAGAGCTTCTAAACGTTCGCGGCTTTTTGCAGTGCCGCGCTCACCTTGGTATGTACTCTCAAGGTCTTCGAGTTCAGCTTTATCTTGTTGGGTTTCATAACCCGGAGCAAACAAATCCATCTGCTCTTTGGGTACTGCCTCAACGCTTGTAGCAGGAGCGGCTTCGCTGCGCACCTTGTCGCGCATAGCAAAATTCTTTTGGTTCCATGCATGCAACTGTTCTGCGTACTTGGCCGCAGCTTCAAAGTCACCTTTTTCTTCCGCTTCTTTGCGTTTGGCATCAGCCACATCAGGATCAAACTCTGGGCCAGCCAGCTTGTCAACTTGTTTGTACAAGTCTTTGGTAACGTCAGTTGTTTTTTTAATTTGCCCAAGTTGACGGTTAAGCGTTGCCACTCTATCCATTTGGTTGGTTTGTGCGGCTGCATCACGTTGAGCTGTCAATAAAGGAAGAACGCGGTCTTGCTCCTCCATATCCCGCGTCAACTTTTGTTTTGTGGCGGCAAGAATCTCTGTTGGATCTAACCCTTGCAAACTTTCGGCAGGGATGTCAGCTTTTGTTGCCAACGCAACTGCATTTTTTTGCAACTGTGCTTGTGGCAGCAAAGAGTATTGACCTTGCACAGTCTCGTCGCCCATTGCGGAAAGCAACGTAGGCTCACCTTTTTCAAGAGCGGCTTTTTCTGCGGCAGCTTTTTTACGCGCTTCTTGTTCAGCGTCGTATTCAGTTTTGCTGCGCTCAAGGTCTTTCTTAAGCAGTAAAGCTTCGGCTTTGCTTTTTTCACCACCGCGCTCAATAAATCTACCAACAGGAGAAATTGCTCCGCCAAGGATTGCGCCGCCTACAAAATTGTCAAAGTATTCCTGACGTGCTTGAGGGTCGGTGATACTGAGTCCAGCTTGAGCACGTTCAAAAACTTGTTGGGCTGCTTCGGTCAAACCTTCCACACCCATTGTTTTACCGGTGGCTTTGACGTAATCGGCTGCTTTTTGTTTTAGCGTTTGGCTAAGTAAAGCTTGGGCTTCTGCTTCAGTCAATTCTTTACCCGCCACGCCCAAAATTTTTCTAAGGCCGGGAATAAATCTCAAGCCAACAACGTCCAGCGCCGCTTGTGGAACGGCAGCAAGTGCTGCTTTTGTGCCGCTGGTTTCTGCTAGGGATTTACCCTCATCTACGTTACGTCCTAAATTAGTAGCAAAAAACTGTGCGGCGGAAGGCGCTCCAGCAGCAAGCATCCCAGCAGCAACACTTCCGGGAATAGCTAACTCAGCCGCAGCACCAGCAACTGCGGGAGCCACCATGTATGGCAAAGACGAACCAGCCAGTTCTTTGAGTTTTGTAAAAGGCGCTTGGCCCCACGTTTCTTCGGTGGGTTTGTATATTTTTTCGGCTGCTTCTTTTTGTTGTTTATAGTATTTTTCAGCAGCAGGGAGTTCCATGAGGCCCAGCTTGCCAGCGGCAAGTGCGCCTTGGCCTTTCATTTCCTCATACGTGCCCCGCATGGCAGGGAAGAAACCCGTTTCTGGTTTGGCTTCTTGTGTTTGTATTTTGGGGAAAGAATTGGGAAAGTCCCGCTGAGCACGCGCCCATGTTTGCTCAGGCGTTTCACCCTCTCGAATCGTTACCGAGTTGCCGTCGGGCAGTGTGAGGTATTTAGCCATTTGCGGATCTTACCCTATGTCAGTCAAGCACTTTGCCAGCTGGTTTGTCGCTGACGCTTCCTTGTAATAGACGTTCTTGCAGTTTGCGATCTTTAAGGGCTGACCCCATTGGATCCATCTTACGTGCCAACATCTTGTCGGCTTCTGATTTTTTGCTCCAGTCAAGGATGTCGGCTTCGATGCCTTTGGCTTCTGGGCCTAAGCTTTCGGAATACAGTTTCATGCCTTTGATAGCTTCTGGATTGGTGGCAAGCTGTTTGTAGAAACCCAAGCTGCCAGCCGAAGGATTGTCGCGTTTGTACTTTGCTTCCAACGCCGCCAAACCCAAGTGGGTTCTGTTTTGCATAGCCGCAATATCACGCTGATTGCCCATTTGTGCGTAGGCAGTGTCAATACCAGCGGCGGTTGACTGGTTGTGGATGTTTGCAGATGTTGTCTGTTCTGCATTGAACCTGTCCAGCATGTAGCTGTTGTTTACAAACGCCAAGCCTTCGTTGTGCTTTAAGCCGTATTGCTCTCGCATCAGGTTCAAAGAAGCTTGAGCACCAGCACTTACAGCGTCATTCACATCTTTCTTTGCAAGGCGTAATTCACGCGCGTTCATGTTGGCTTCGTTGCGACGGAATTCTTCAATCTTCATCTTAGCGTCGTCAATCTTATCCCGTGCGTTTTCAACTTGGTTCTGAATTTCCATGTATTTTTTAGTGCCTACTTGCGCACCCTTACCAATATTGACCATTGCGTATGGACTGTCGCCAGACATCATTGCCAAGCCAGCTTCGAACATGGACATGCCTAATTGTTTGTCTTCCATGCTTTGAACACGGGCTTCTTTTGCTGTCAGCTTCTCAAGCGTGCTTTTAAACGCCTCGCCTTGATTTTTAAACTGCTCTGCTAAATCATCTGCGTATTTTTGACGCGATTCAATATTTGCTTTATTGACCTCAGACTGCTGCGCGGCTAAAGGACTTTCCGTTGGGTTTGGCCCCATAGCCGCAGCCAACCTGTCCGCCATATCTTTGGGCGTGGCGTTTGCTAGTTGTGGTGCAGTAACGTCGTATCTTTTAGCGTCTAACGTAGTTTTAGCGCCGCCGCCTGTTTGAGAACCTTTAAGCAGCTTGTTGATGCCTGCCATGTAATCATCTTCGGCGGTTGGGGGTGGAGCACCCGTTGTTTGCGCTGTAGTAAGTGGGGGTATTCCGGGCGGAGTCATACCCGGCAATGCTTTAACGCCTGCGTAAGTGGTTGCGGGGGCTGGAAGCTGGCTGTCTTTTGTGAAGCTGGCTTCGCCGCGTTTTATTTGCCCCGTAATTTTGTCTTTTACAAACTGAGACATTGCCATATTTCGAGCGTCTGGCGATAGTTTTTTGCCTCCCTGTGCTTCAAGTTCTGCAACTTTTCTAGCAGCGTAATCTTCGGGGCTCTCGTTTAATATGGTTTGTGCAGCAGCTTTCCGGCTATCTATGTCAGCTTGCGTTGGAGCATTTACAAGTGAATTTGCGTTAATGATGCCTACGGGTGGTTTTTGTGTTTGCGCTTGTGTTTGCGCACGTTGTTGAGCCAACAACTTTCTTCTCTGCATTTCTGCGGGATCGGTTGTGTATGTGTCACCAAAAAAGTTGCCGTCAAAATATCCGGGCACGTCCCCACCCTTATCAAACGCAACAATCCCACCCTCTGCCATACGACGCATGTTTTGAGCAGGGAGTTTTCCAATACCGGTGTCTTCTGGCAATGGCTGAGCACCCGTCACATTACCCATAGGATCAACTGCTGCCATGTCAGAAATTTGTTGATCGACCACTTTAGGCTGCGGCATCATTCCAGCTTGGCCATCTTTGCTGGCCATCATTTGTTTTTTCTGGTTTGCAATAGACAGCGCCAATGTCACAATGTAAGGATCGTTTTTGTGCAGCGCAGCATATTGCTGCAACTGCGGCAACTGCATGCGGGACATCGTATCAGTGAGGGTTTTTACATTAAGCATGAGTGTTCCTTACTGCATTTTCATCAGGGCCAACTCAGCTAAACCGGCTGGTTGTTTTTCTTTGATCTTGCCGCCTTTGGCTTTGCCAGCAATTGCACCTGTGCCGCCGAGACCACCAAGTTGAGACAGTCCGTATGCTGCCGTACCCAAACCAGCAAGTTGGGATATTGGGCTAGGCGCTGCTTGATACACCTGCGTGGTTGCTGACTGCATAGGTAGACCACGTGTCAACGCGCTCATGTTGGCCAACTGCATCATCGGGTATTGTTGTGCAGTAGCATAGTCTTGGATCTGTTGGTTGATCTTTGCTTGCTCTGCCGCTTGTTGCTGTGCGCCGTACTGGTTTTGCAACTGGTTAATACCCATCTGCTGGCCATATACGTTTTGGCCAAGTTGACCCAACTGGCCTGCGGCTTGCAAACCTGTCTGCAATCCTTGCATACCAAGAGAAGCGCCAAATTGTTGTTGACCAATATTGGCTTGTTGGGCTTGCATACGTGCAGCTTGATCGGCGTTGAACTGCTGTTGCGCGTTTGTGTATGCGGTATTGAGGCCTTGGGCTTGGATTGCACCTTGTTGGGTAGCCAATGCGCGGTTTGCTTCGGCATCAGTAACAGCTTGTCTAGATCCACCAAAAGCCCCCGACTGTACCGCCTGTGCATTACGCCCTGTTGTTGCAATATCCGCTTGGCGTTGAGCCGCTTGTTGTTGTATATCCACTACATTTTGCATGTAGGGATTCATGTACTGGTCAGCTTGTTGTTGGCCAAACTGCTGTGAGTATGCGCCCATTGGGTTGTACTGTGTACCTAACCCACCCAAACCAGCAGCACCGGCCATGCCAGCGGCCATGCCTGTTTCCGGCGTGACTTGCATATTTGCAGCTTGTTGCTGCGCCCGTTGTTGCATGGGAGAAAACCCAGCAAAGTAGTCGTTGGGGTTAGTGCTGAAAGGCTTGTAGGGCTTGATGCTTGTGCCGTCAGCATTAAAAATCTCACCTTGGGCCGCGCCAAGCATTTGCTCAACGTACGGTTGCGCGTACTCAGGTATGTTTGAGGTTTGTGAGTATGTGGTGTTTGGCCCAGAACTACTTCCGCCACCGCCCATATACATGATGAACTGCTGACCAGTCAGCCAGTGAAATAGGTTCTTGACAATATTCATATCTTCATCCTCATTACATGATGGGTTTCTTCCATTCCCATCTTTTTATACATGGGAACCAGTTCATCACGACACCAACACTGGGCTACCGTGGCTCCGTTAGCTTTCATCCAACCTATCAATTCTTGCAATACGTGCGGTTTTACTACGCTTTTACCGCCAAGCAAAGTGCCGTGACCGGCACGGTATCTTGGATAATCAATAAACTCAACCACCGCTGCGCCGGTAATACCTTCTTCAGGTTCATCCCACACCAACAAAAACATTTTGCCTATGCGTATGGCGTACTCCACCTGCTCAATGGTCATGAAGTCAGGCTCAGTGTCAATACTTTTTTGCAAAAGTGGGGCGGCTTTATCCCATACAAGTGGGAGTTGCGTTGGGGGAATGTGGTAAAGCGGCATGTTTAAGCTAGGTATTTCTCAGGGTTGATTTGCTTGCCTTGTTTTTTGTTGCCTGTTCGTGCTTGACGAACTCTGTCCATCATCTTGTACAACTGTTTGGCTCCTGCTTCAGATGAGCCATTACCGAGGTGGGAAACCACATCGGCAGGAATTACAAACTCTTCGTTGGCCAAACGTGCAGGTTGTTTATTAGCTATTGTCGCAGGAATATCGTCAGACATACCATCTCCGGGGCCTTTGAGCATGCGCCCACCATCCGAATAGCCGCCAAGATCAGCCAGACCGCCATGTGCATATTGCGCACGATAGTAGTTGGGTGTTGCAGGTTCGTAACCAGAGTATGCGCCAGCGTTGAAA